AACTGTTCTTGAGCGGAGACTACATTATCTGTATCTCCTTCTTCATACGCTTTCTTGTATTTTGATCTAGCGTTTTCAAGAGTCATTTCAGCTTTCTGCTTAACAGTATTAATCAAAGCACCTTCGCCTCGATTAATTAAAGCTTCATACTCTTTGTTTTTGTTTGCGAGAACTTGAGCGACCTTAACCGCTTCGTCACGCATTCTTTCAGAAGCTTCTCTTTGTCTGCGCTCTTCGTTTTGCTCGTAACGCAGCTTATTGATTCGCTTCTGAACCTTTTCGCTATAACCGCTTAACTCATCGTCGTCCTCTTGGGAAGATGTTTGAGCTTTTGGCGGTCTACGATCTTCAGGCGGCCTGTCATCAACTATTTCGTACTCAATATCTGATACTTCAGAATCGGACTCTTCTTGACTAACTTCGCCTTTTTTGCCAATAGTTGTTCTAACGCCAAAGAACTTGTCTTCAGCACTTGCAGGAGATTCCATCTCCAGTTCTTGTTGTACCTCGCTCATACCTTAACTATCCCCCGTGGATCTTCGACAACAGCTTCTACGCTGTCATCGTTTATTAAACGAAACTCTTTTCCGTGAACCTTAAATCTGGTTCCAGAATAAGATCTCATTAATATCCAGTCGCCTTCTTTGCAAGATGGCCCAGAAGGGAACCGCTGTTGGTCTTTGTAACAGTCTGGCCCTAATTCTAAGACCATACCTACAATAGAACCTATTTCTTCATTTTGCAGCGTTTCAGTGGCTTTTATTATGCCGCCTTCTGTTTTTTCCTCGGGGTCTGGCAAAGTAATGAGGATTTTGTACCCCCTTGGCGTGGGTAACTGCTTTGCCTTTCTGGCGTTGTCATCTGATACTTCAGACAACTCTTCCTTTTTTGCTAATGATTGACTCATTAGTATCTCCTTGCACTGGAAATTCGCGTCCAGAGTCGCGTTGCACCGCATTACACGGAGAAATCATGCCTTCTCGTATCTCTCCTTGAGATCAAGAAGCTCTCTTTCAGCCATTGCAAGACCTTGTATGATCCCGCAACACTTAGAGTATTCACTAAAATCAGCACAGCCACCACCACTGATGTGGTCGCTCATTTCATTCATCTGCGCTCTTATGCCTTTCCTAATCGCATCAAAAAAGTTATCTGAAAGCGCATCACTCATTTCTTAAATCTTTTGCTGTTTGAACGCCAGTCTTAAAGCCTTCAATTATTTCTTTTGAAGCGATCTCTTCGGCCTGCCTTTCGTTTTCCATTACTTCTCTTGCAATCTCAAGCCCAAGCTTTGCTTCTTCATTTTCTTCATCAGACTCTAAGCGATCACGCTCTAACTCATCCTTTAACAGGTCAGACTGCGTCTTAGCATCAATCTTAGCCATCTCAATACGCTCTTGCTGATCCATTCTTTCCCTCTCAAGAGAAGATTTGTCAGCGGTTTTTTGCATATCAATTTGTATTTTAGCCATTTCTGTCTGAGCTTTGACCTGAGCTTGCTGTTCTTTGATTTGAAGCTCTTTTTGCTGCATTTGAACAATAGGATCTTGTGCTTGTTCTTGCGCTTGCTTCTGTTGCTGCTCCTGTTGACCCATCTGAAGCACTTGTTCTGCCGCAGGAGCCACCAATCTAGATATTCTGTACTCAATATCTTCTGGAAGAGGCTGATCAGGGGGTGGAAGCTCCACTCCAAGCTCTTTTTCGACCTGTTGTCGGTATCTAAACGCCAAATGCTCTTGAACATGAGCCGACATAGCCGCCATAACCTTCTGAGCGTTGGGACTTTTGCCCATAATCTCCTGTATTCTAGGATCTTGAGCCATTGCCATGTGCGTTTGTATGTGCGCTTCGTGATCTTGGTAAATAAATGCCTTAACAGGCTCTCCATTGATCAAATTCATGTTTTCACTGACTGGATCTGTCGGTTTTATCTCGTCTTCTAGCGGAACAATCCTGTCAGCGTCCTGAATATTCAATATTTCAAGCATTTGACGGTGTAAAAGCGGCATATCGTACATTTCTGGCGCTTGCTGGGCTAATTGCAGTGCTGCTTGATACTGCATTATGCGCTGAGCCATCGTTCCAGCGTTAGGATCGCTAACTGGAATGATATCTACACGGTCATCAAAGTCTTGGCGGGTAATTGGCTCCTCATCTGGTAGATAAGGGTATGATGAAGGGCCAAAATCCCGCACGATATTCGATAAAAGCTTTAATTCAGACCTCATAGAGGCGTGTAAACGCGCTTGAACCGCGCTCATTACCTTCATAGAGCGTTCTAATATCGCTAAAGTTGTACCAACAGGTGCTTCAGCGTTCATATCCGCTGCTTTTACATCAGCAGCAGAAGCAAATCTTCGTCCTTCCTCAACAATATCATTCAATAATTGGTAAAGAACACTACTCGGCTCTTTGTAAGGCAAGAAACTAATGTTATCCCTAATGGCTCCGCTAGGAACATCTACATCTCGGAACTCTCCGGGCATGATCGGGGTGTCATCACCCTTAATTCTAAGCCCTCTAGACTTCAATCCTCCCGGTAGGTTGGACAATGTGCCTGCATCGACCAACTGTCTTAGCAGTGAAGTGGCTGATTTAGCCAATCCACCGATCATATGGATCAAACCAAAGCCATAAAAGCCTAATCCGGGCATATACTGGTAGTGAACGAAGTGTTCTCTCTTCAGTTTAGAGGGATCATCTTCATACCAGTTGCGTCTAATCGACAAAATTGTTCGTGACGACAGATCAATACTTACTACATAGGGTAGCTGTATACCTGTCTCTTCTCCCTTCTCGGTATCTTCAAAGCCGGGAAGGTCTAAATTAGCTTGAACCTCAAGAATAGTGTGCCTTGAGTCCAAATCGTAGTTAGCAGAATCGCCTGTTAACTCGTTATATTTTCTTTCAACCTCATCAATATCCGGGGTTGGCGCGGGTAAATCCACATCAACGTAAAAACCAGACACTTGCAGCTTGCGAACATCATTCGAGCTACGCTTCATTACATGGGTTGCGCGTTCACAAGTCTCTAGGTCAGAGGCTCCGTAGCTCACCACAAAGTCCTCTGCGGGGACAAACATACTACAAGGTCTTCCCATATTAGGATCGAAGTAAACCTTCCTAAACGCGCTACCAGCAAGCGGTAGGGAAAACAGCATTTTCTCTGTTTCTGCCCTGTACTCAGTCATTTTCTCGGTTAAAAGATAATTTAAGTAATCCTGAACACGGTTGGCTTGCTTTTCTTTCTCAGCATCTATTACCCCGACAATACTTGTCTTAACGGGGCCGCCTGCTGGAAAGATTTCTTGAATAGCTTGGGACTGAAAACGTATAACGGATTCAGTAAGCAAGGGGTGAAACACGCCACACGCTCCGTCCCAAGGTGTTGTTCTGTCTTCGTGCTTTAATCCTAAAAGGTCTAAACCTTCAATATAGGCTCTTTCCCAATCTGATCGACTGTCTTTGTCAGATTTGTAAGCGCCAATTAATTCCTGAGAAATAGATGAAAGCTCTGAATCGTCAATATACTCTGCTAGGTTCGCATCATGTGGAACCGCGCCCATTGGGCCTTCTGGATCAAAGTCCAACAAAACGCCGCCATCGGGCGTATCAATGGAAACTGACTCAGGGTTGACTATTTCAACCTCAATCTGATCCTCGCCACCCCCAAAGGGGTTTGGCATATCAGGAGTCTGTAACGGGCGATCTATCGCCATTTAGCCATCTTTCCTAAACATTTGAGGTCTTGCTGCACCGCTGCCTCTAGCAACGCCACCTTTAGATTTTTTTTGCACAGCTTTACCCAAGCCTCCTGAAAAAGCACCAGCCATAAGCCCCTTCTTTAATTCTTCACGGCTTGGTTTTTTCTTCTTAGCCTGCTTTGCTTTCATCTCTTCCATAGAGGGAAGCCCAAGACCTTCCCAAGCCATTTCTTTTAAATTTGGAATTTTGCCACCTTTAAAATAGCCTTTGGTTTTAGGAACCATTCCGCCATTAGCCATCTTGCCTTTGCCATCAGCAGCAAAGAAAGGAACTTGCTTTCCATCTTTCTCAACCATAGGAAGCTTTCCACCACCAGCGTAACCTTTAGTTTTACCGCCAGCCATATAACCTTTACTCTTCTTCATCTAAATCCTCTGCGTATAAATTATCAAAAACCTTATTTACATCCAGTGTGTAGTCTAGGTCTGACTTACTGTAATGAATATGCTGTGATGGCCTGAAGTCTGGCGCACCCTCTCCTGTCTCAAACCATGCGGGGTGAGTCACCCTAACACGATTATTGGGAAGTGCCACGATATTCCCCGTCCATTTGCCAGCATCCAACAGCTCCATGACATGAGATTGTTTGTGCTGCGCTGGGTCATCCGCTATCTCTGAGTCTGTATAATCTACCGTGAAGTAGTATTTAGCGGGATAAAGCTTGTTGTCGATCTTGGCAAGCCAAGGACACGGGGTTGCCCTGTCTAAGACATAGACACTGTGCGTCCTTGACGAACAATCCCAAGGTTGACAAGCCCATACAGGCATTGGCTCAGGCCATTCTTCAAATGGCGTATCTGCCACTAAACCCGTAATCGGCATCCTTGCCCACATTGCGCCACCATGAATATTGGGTTCATCGGTGTCATAGGTC